CGCTATCTAAAAAATGCTTAACGATCCGCTGCGCTACCACTGCCGTTGTTGGATCAAGCTCATAGTTGAGCTTCTGTTCTGTGTAGCGGTATCCATAAGGAGGCTTGCCAGATTGCGGTTTGAGCTGCTTGCGTGCGAACATCTGCCCGTGATGCACTCGCTCGCCGATTAACTCTGATTCCATTTGCGCCATGCCTATTAGCAAGTTGGCATAAAAGCGCCCCATGGCCGACGACAAATCAATGGACTGATCTAGGCAAATCAGATTTGGCCATTGGTCTTGATTAAACAGCCGCAGCAGCTTGCCACCATGCACTGTTGAGCGGCTCATACGATCCAGCCGCGTGCAGACCACCGTGTTGAGCAGGCCGTCGCCGCAGCACTCCAGCAGGCGCTTGAGTTCAGGCCTGTCGTCGCGAGTGCCTGATGCCACGTCCACAAACTCCACCACCGGCTCGCCCATTTGGGCGGCGTGGTCACGCAGGCGATGGAGCTGTTGCTCTAGGGCGTGGGTTTGATCCTCGCTTTCCGTGCTGACGCGGGCGTAAATCGCCGTCGTCATTTTTTAAGTTCGCTCCAGGCTATTCTGTGGCCACATGCCTAGCCGCGCCAGAGCTGCTTGGCAAGTAACCACACCCGAAAAGCCGCTCTATGACTGCGTTCTCAGGATTAACCGCCCAGTCGATCACGCGCAGCACCTTGCTGGAGCTACTGAGCTGCCAAGGGACCGCCTACGAGAACCTCGGCGCAGGTGTTCGAGAGGCTGCCCTATGCCTGCAAGATGCACAAGCCTTCTACGACCTTCCAGAGGTCTTAGAGCAACCGCTGATCCAGTTCCGCACGCACCTGCTACAGGCCTTGGCAGCACTAGAGGCGGCCAGGGAGCTAGTAGCCGACGAGGCTGAGGGCAAGTGACCGACGGCCCCGCAAGGGGCCTTTTTCATGCGCTGACTAGGCCGTCCTGCAGCGGGTCGCAAGGGACTCCTTGACTAGCGCTAGGAGATCTTGCCTATGGGGCTATCTGCCGTTAACTTCCGTTCCGAAAGGCGCCAAACGGCGCCAAACGGCGCCAAACGGCGCCAAACGGCGCCAAACAGCACCTGCCTTAAATGCCTCGGATCAACCTCACGCTGCAGCCTGAGCTGTACGACTTCATTCTTATGCACAAGCCCAAAAGCCTGTCGGTGGCTAGGTTCTGCAGTCTTGTTTTGGAGCAACAGGCTGCAATAGCCCTTGACACGGCTGGTACGCTGGGGCTCGCAAGCGCTAGCGAAGCGAGTCCCTCTTCTTCTTATTCTTCTTCTAAAGAAGAAGAATTAAAACCTAAAACCAATAAAACCAAGACGCGTGCGCGTGCGCGAGACGCTTACGCGGCCAAGGCCATTGACGTGGACCTCGTGCCCGATGACCTGCTCGATTGCCAGCAGCTGCTGCCTGAGTTCTGGGCGGTCAAGAAAGGCACCCGCTCAGAAGGCGTCTGGAAGCGCGTCTGCGGCAAGCTGCGTGGGTGGACCCCTGCACAGCGTCGCGAGGCCCTTGAACGGGCCATAGCGAGCGGCTGGGGCGATGTTTTTGAACCACCTGCTGCTAGGGCTAGCTCGCCGCAATCTGTGGGCTACGTGGATTCGATCACCCGAGACCGTCAGACCCGCGAAAACTTCCTTGCCATGTATCAAACCTCGGAGGTCGCATGATTACTGAGCAGGACTTCTGCAGCGTGCTATTGGCCCTTGGTCGCACGTTGCCGCGTTTCAAGCCGTGGGACGAGATGGCCATGTCTTTGGCTTGGATGACGTTCCCTGAGCGGGCCAAGCAAGAGCTGAGCCGCGAAATACTGATTTATGCCGCAGGACAGCGGCGCTTAGATCCCAACCCGAAGGAAGACGTGCCGTTGGACCTGCAGCTTCTTGATTACGTCTTCCGTAATCGCGACGGCCGCGCCGACGTTTTGTGGGGCCTCAAGGACGACCTGCCAGAGCGCATGGCCAACTCAAACCGCTTCAACCCGCAGCCGGTGCCAGGCGCTGTTGTGCTGCCTTCAGAGCCGGCCGTGACCAACCCGCTGCTGCAGGGGGTGCGCTGGTGAGCTACGGTCCCCTTTTTGATTTTTCTGCTAGCGCTAGCGAGGCTGCTAAAAATCAAGCCATCGCCACTGTTGCAAGGAATGCCGGCACTGTCTTCATGGAGCAGGCCAAGGCCGTGATCCTTGAGCGACTCTCTGGCACCGAGTGCCTGGCCGAGGAAATGCGCCGCGTCTGCGAGGACGCAGGTGTCGTGCCCCATCACCACAACGCTTGGGGCAGCCTCACCAATCAGCTGGTCAAGGCAGGGATCCTGCAGAGCACTGGCCGCTTGGGCAAGAGCACGAGCCTGCGAAGCCACGCCCGCCGCCAGCCGATCTGGCGCGTCCGCTAGCCCTTGTTCCTAGGGCTCTCTAGTGCTAGTTTTAGCGAGTCGGGTTCAGACCGGTGTTCAAGCACCGCGAACCCTCACTCACAACTGACCCTCTACGTCCAGCTGCGAGCTGGTCTCAGTTTCCCATGGCTCCTGTCGCTTCCGCTCCGGTTGTCATCACACCGCCGGACATTCGCATCATTGAACTGCAGATCGAAGGCACTGCGCCTTTGGTCATCAACAAGTTCTCGGCCAAAGCCAAAGAGATCATGATGGCTACGCAGATGGCCGGCTCTACGGCCAAGTCACGAAAGAACCGCGAAGCCAAAGACTTTGAAGAGCTGTACAACGGTGCACGTCACATCAGCAGCGAAGGCTGGGATGGCATTCATGCCGCTTCTTTCCGCAATGCAGCCATCAGCGCTTGCCGTGCTGCTGGCTTCGTGATGACCAAGGCCAAGCTCGCCATCTTCGTTGAGCCTGACGGCTTTGATGCTGACGACATGACCCCTCTGGTCCGCATCACGAAAGGAGAACCGCAGATGGTGATCAGTCCTTGCCGCAATGCAACCGGCGTTGTTGATCTTCGCCCTCGCCCGACCTACTTTCCTTGGGCCGCCACTCTCAAGATCAAGTACGACTCCGGCATCCTCACTCAGAGTGATGTCGTCAACCTCATCGCCCGCGTCGGTATGCAGGTCGGCATCGGCGAAGGCCGTCCAGACAGCAAGCAATCTGCTGGCGTCGGCAATGGCCTCTTCCGCATTCTCTGATCGGAACCCAACAATGAACCAAACCTTTTCTTGGCAACCCACCTATCGCCCGAAAGCCGATGCGCAATCTGTTGGTGAAGCGCTTGAGCGCATTCGCAAGCGCGATGGCAGTGTCACTGTTGATGCGGCCTTAGACGAAGCCCGCTCGTTTCACTCACCTCTCCATCCGCTCTGCACTTGGGATGACGGCATTGCGGCTGAAAGCTGGCGACGTGACGAGATTCGTCGTGCGATTCGCAGCCTGAAGGTGATCACACCTGAACTTGACGAGTATCGGGCTTTTGTCCATTGCGCCAATCCTGAGCCTTCTGCTCAGGGCTACTACCAGCGGGTTGAGGTCGCTGTGCAGAACATTGATGAGTATGAGCTGGTTTTCAAATCAGCTGCATCTCGCCTTGGTGAAGCACAACGTGCCCTCTCAGAACTCAAGCGCGTTGCTGAGACAGTAAAAACTGATCAAAGCGTGCGTCGCAGTGCTGTTGCCAAGGCTGATAAAGCGTTGAGCAAAGCAGGTCAAGAGCTAGCTAAAGCTGCGTAACCCCCTTAGGCACGGCATGGAATCGCAGGCGTGGTGAGGTTTGGCGAGGCAGGGCCCGACAGGGGTGGCTTGGAGTTGCAGGCTTGGCACCTTAAGGCTTGGCGCGGCAGGGCATGACTCGGCGGGGTTTTGCAGGCAAGGCCCGGCTCGACGGGACGTGGGGTGGCCTGGAACGACCTGGCATGTAGTGGCTGGGCTTGGAATTGCAGGCGAGGCGCGGTTTGGCGAGGCCTTGCTTGTCCGGGAGTGGCGAGGCAGGCAGGGTGAGGACCGACTAGGCGATCAAAGGCACGGCATCGCAGGCATGGCGCGGGCAGGTAGGAAAGGGCCAGGCAAGGCTAGGCGCGACAACGCAGGCACATCACACACTTTCTGTATGCACAAAGCATTTGATCTTTCCGCTGTTCAAGCCCTGCTGCAACGCGGCATCAACAAGGGCTATTGGCAGCTTGAGCAGTTGGACTTTCCATCGCCCGACTACGAGCGCAACCTGATCGAAGCCCGTCTATCTAAATACTTCAACCCCACCTACGAACCACCCACGCCCTATGCCAACCCGCTTCGATCCCCCAACACCGGCGAAGCCGTCCAACCCATCAGCCCCCGCGACTTTGACGTGGCTGCAGCCACTAGGCCTAACAAGGAACAGCGCAACGTGGACCTACTCCCTCACCAATGGCCACCAGTTCCCGGTCAGCGTCACCAGCCTGATCTCAGCCGTGACCAAAACCCCCGAGCAGATGGAGGCAATCATGGCCAGCCGCCACATTTGGGAACCACGGGGCAACACCATCCACCAGGCCTTGGAGGTGATGGCGCACCAGCGGTTCAACCCCAACCCGCCGCCAAACCTCTCTCCACCGCCCCATGGTGACTACGGCACCTGGATCGAACCCTTGCTCGCTCACGAGCTGTGGGATCGGGTGACCGTGATCGGCGCAGAGGTGATGGCCTACAGCCTGCGCCGCAACGTTGCCGGCACCGCTGATCTGGTGCTGCGCTTCCTGGACGGCACCTACGGCATCGCTGATCTAAAAACCCAAAGCAGCAAAACCTCCAGCCCCTACGACACCCGCCCGCAGCTCGGTGCCGGCGTCGAAATGATCGGCGACCACTACAAGCTGCTCATCAGCCGCTGCCTCACGCTCTGGTCACGTCCCGGCAGCCTCACGATCCAAACCCACACCGCCGATGAGTGCCTGCAGGCATGGCTTGACATCTGCGACCAGTACGCCATGCGCTTCCGCCCCTTCTAAGCCGCTAATCAGCCCCCGTTAGTCATCAGCGGCTCATCCCGTGGCACTCTTAAACCGCCGGGATGGCCCGAATACAACACCCGCAAGGGAAATCAGGGCAGGTGTGCGGCACCATCGGAATCCCGGCACCCTCCCCCTAGCCAGCCCTTGACGCCTAGCGTTGGCTAGCCTATCCTCATGTTTAAGGGGGCGACCCCACCGCACACTCCACCCATGAACCCGCTCTGCACGGTTCTTCCACCCTCCAAACCCAGCCTCACAAACTGGTACGAGCGCTACCTCTTCAACAGCGCCATCCTCTCCGACTGGTGCCACGAAGACGATCTCTTAGACATGCACGCCACCTTTATCGAAGCTGGCATTCCCTACACCGTCCAATACGTCCCGCCCTCTGTTGACTGCGAGCCCTGCGAGCCCAACGACTGGGCCGATGAATGCCGCTCCGTTGAGTCACGCAACTCCTCCTTGCGCTCACTATGACTAGCGCTAACAAGCAACAACTCGCTTTCCTGCTGGAACAAGCCCTTGTGGACGACATCCACGAAGAGGACGCAATCGACTTCCTTCACGACCACGACATCCCCTACTTCACCCACAACCGGCAAACCCTCATCACCCTTGCCTACCGCAACGGCTGGAGACCTACCTCATGACATCCCCATCGCTCCCTTCCTTCCTCACACGCTCCACTCGCCGCGTCTACACCCGCACCAATCAATCCATCCGACGCCTACCCCCCAAAGCGCAACGCAACCCATCGTTCCTTGATCGTCATGGCGACCGCATCACCTTCATCTGGTCCTGCATCCTCATCGCTGCTCTCGTCTACTCAGCATTCTCTTGAACCACTGCTAGAAGAACTCACATCCCTAGCCAAACGTGAGAAGGAAATCCAAGCCCGACGCCAAGAGCTGTTTGATCTACTGGATCAAATGGTGGAAGCGGGTGAAGCAGAAGACACCCTCTCCTGGAATGACTGCAAAATCTCACGCCGTTCTCGCAAGTCCTACACCTACCCTCCCTACATCCTTGAACAACGCGAGCAGCTCAAGGCATCCGAACGACTTTCACTCGCCTTGGGCGAGGCCACGGTAACCATCAAACACTTCTGGGAAATACGCGGCGCATGACCACCAAGCCCAAACCCACCACACTGCCCGTCAACCTCACCGCCTATCAACGCGCTATCGACGCTGCCGCTCGCACCGTTTCTGGCATCCCTCGCCAACAACTAGAAGCCATCGTCGCTGCTGTCATCACCACCATCGGCAAACCAAACCATGACGACGCACCGGCCTGAATACCAGCCCTGCAAGCTTGTCTCACTCTGCGGTCAGTTCCTAACCCCTAATGGCACCTTCTGCGCAGACCCTGCCAGCGCCCTCACCGCAGAACGCTGGTGGCTTGAGCGACAACAACGACGCATCAATACCGCCACCATCATTGTCCGCGCCTAGTCCAATTACCTTCAACGTGATCGGCATGGAAGCCGCAACACAAGGTAGCAAACGCTCAGTCGGTAACGGTATCCTCCTCGAAACTAACAAGCGTTTACGTCCCTGGCGCTCACTTGTAACCGATGCAGCGCTCGCCACTAATCAACCGCTGCTCCATACACCAGTGTCCGTCTCTATTACCTTTCGCTTTCTACGCCCTAAAGGCCACTTCAACAAATCCGGCCTGGCCCCTAAAGCTCCACTCCACCTAACCTCCAAGCAGAAAGGCGATATCGACAAACTCTCACGCGCCATACTCGATGCCCTCACTGGCACTCTTCTTCACGACGATTCTCAAGTGGTGCAACTCGCTGCTCACAAGCGCTACTGCACCCCAGAAGAAAAACCTGGCGCTCTCATCACCGTCATACCCCTTTCGGCAAACTAAACCAAAGGCACCCTGTGCCATGGAACCCTGGTCCATCGTTGCTGAAGATCCAACAACAGGCGAACCCTTCGGCCTGGTTCTGCAACATGATGTTGATGTCGTGCTCGCCGAGCACATCGCTCGTAATCTCCTCGCTACCTTTCACCTCACCGGTGGTTTCCTTCCCACCACTAGCACACCCTCGCTAGAAGGCCACTACTTTTTTCTCTACACCGTTGATCCAGAACCTATCGCACGCTTAGCTACTATCTGGGCACGCTCCTTTGAAGACGCAGAAGACAAGCTTAATATTCTCGCGGCAGACGGCACACTACTCATGCCCTCCTCTGGTTAAACTCTGGCGATGGCAAAAGACAAAACTCACTACACACACGAGGAACTCCTAGACATCTGGACGGAGATCGCTGAATGCATGGCAATCGGTAAAAACGAGCTATCAGTTGTCCCAGTTATTCGCTCCCGCTGGGGGGTATCGCGTACTACTGCAGATAAGTGGCTTAACTGTGCCAAGCAGCTCCTCTACACCACTTGGGATAACTCAACCCTCGCTGAAAAGAAGGCTGCACGCCTTCAAACACTCGAAGCAACCATTAACAAAGCCATGGAGTCCAATCAGCTCTCCGCTGTCGTTGGTGCCGTTCGCCTCCAGTCCGAACTGCTTGGCCTGCTTGCCAAATGAGCTGTCTGGCTGTCCCGTCACGCAGCCCGCTTTTTGTCGCCGGTCTTCAAACAGCTGATCAGTTGGAACGCCTTGCGGCATTACAACACCAGCTCTACGACTCGCTCACCGGTCCACAGCGCACCGTCTACGACGCCGGCACACGCTTCACTTACCTCTGCTCTGGCCGTCGCTTTGGTAAGACCTACCTATCTCTTACCCGCCTGATCAACTGGGGTCTTGAGCGGCCCGGCGGCCTCTTCTACTACGTCGCCCCTACTTACCGCATGGCCAAGCAGATCGCTTGGGTGCAGCTCAAGCAGATGGTGCCGCCAGAAGTCTTTGACCGCAAAAACGAAACCGAGCTGTCCGTCCACCTCGCCAACGGCAGCACGATCTTTCTTAAAGGTGCTGAAGACCCGGATCGCTTGCGTGGTGTCTCTCTGTCCGGCTGTGTCGTGGACGAAGCGGCATACGTCCGAGAAGACGCCTGGACCATGGTGTTGCGCCCAGCGCTTTCCGATCAGCAAGGTCCAGCCTGGTTTACCACCACCCCGGCTGGCCTGAATTGGTTTGCGGAGGCTTGGGATTGTGCGGACGATGACCCGCAAGCCTCTTGCTTCACCTTCAACACCTTGGATGGCGGTCAAGTCAGTGCCGAGGAAGTCGAAGCCGCCAAACGCACACTAGACTCCCGCACCTTCTCCCAGGAATACGAAGCCTCTTTCGTCAACCTTATTGGCCGCGTCGTACCCGACTTTAACGACGAGAACATCCGCGACGACTTGGAGGACATTGGCGGCGAGCTGATCGTCTGCGCAGACTTCAACGTCTCACCAATGCACTGGATCATTGGGCAAAAGGTCGGCAATCAGCTCCAATGCTTTGACGAAATCCACATCCGTGAGACGCATACCGACGAGGCAGCCTCAGAGCTGCTGCGTCGTTACCCTGACCGTGAGATCCGCGTCTATCCAGATCCAACGGGCCACGCCCGCAAGACCAGCGCTGGTGGCAAGACGGATCACGGCATCCTGCGTAGCCGTGGGCTCTGGGTGTCCGAGAACAAGCGCCCCTATATGCAGGATGACAAGCGCAACGCCGTCAATGCCATGGTCTGCGATGCCAATGGCAACAGGCGCCTATTCATTCACCCGCGTTGCAAGCAAACAATCAAAAGCCTGCGCAACCTGACCTTTAATGAAGGCACCAACATGCCGAACAAGGAAAGCGGCTGGGATCACGGCTGGGATGCCTTGTCTTATGGGGTGATCGGAGTGTTTGACCCTGTGCACCCTTGGAAGTCCACCAGCGGCAAGGCTGTGCGCAACCTCAGGCTTTACTAGCTCACCACTTCACCTTGTCCGCCCAGTACGCTGCCGACAGCTTGCCCTTGGCAATATCGGCGGCATGACGTGCCTTGAAGCTAGCCCGTCGTGCCTTGGATGCTTCAGATTCTCCAGCTCTGGCAGGGCTGCCACTAACGCCCTGTTGACCGAATCGAATCAGTTTTACCTTGTCGCCTTCTTTGGCTAAAACCGCGTGTGATTTTGTGGGATGCCCAGGCGTCCGCTTTGGTTGGTTGTAACCCTCAAAGCGCTCGCCTCGATAGGTAATCATCGCCGCGATCCACGCTTTGTGGCGGATTTACCTCCCAATCGCGCTTGGCTTGCTGTTAATTGTGCTTTCAGTTCGGCTAAGCGACTTTGGCTGGCTTTTAATTTTGCAGTGGCTTCTGCTTTTTTAGCACGCGCACCAACCAATCCAGCTTGCGCAGATGCCACTTTAGCGTCGGGGGCACTGGCTTTTAGCCTTGCTACTTTGGCTTGCAGTATTTTTTGCTTTTTATTAAGAGTATTTGTTTCACGTTTTGCTGCACGTCTGTCCGAGTCTCTGTCGCTGCGGTTGCCATAAGTGACGCCTCCACTACTGGCAAATCTTCCGATCCGATCTCTGCGTTGTGCCATCACTTCGCCCTCTGTGGTTTCGTTTTATTTAGTACCTTATAAGTTGCCTTGAAATCAGCAGCACTCGGGCGATCAGTGTCACCGTTGCGCGCCTTTTTGTAGATGTCGCTGTCAGGATTACTGCCGGCACCCTTGACGCCCTGCTGCCCAAAGCGGATCAGGCGGACTGTATTGCCATCTTTTGCCAACACGGCATGGGACTTGGTGGCATGGCCAGGTGTCCGCTTTGGTTGGTTGTAACCCTCAAAGCGCTCACCGCGATAGGCAATGCTCATTTCTTTCTGGCAGTCTTTGCTGCTGCCTTAAATGCTGACGCTGTTGGGCGGCCAGCTTCACCTTTGCGTGCCATGCGCTCCTTGCTGCCGGCTGCAATCCGCCGGCGTTTTGCCGCGATGTTTGCGTACAACCCAGGTTTTTTTGCCATTACGCTGTGGTCACTGCCAAAGGTTGCCGGAAACCTGGCCCCTAAAACCTAGGTTTATGGGACGCAAGTACACCAGAGACAGCCTTAGGTTGTACTGATCGGAAACCTAGAAAAAAGGGCTGTGCATTACAACCTCGCTGCCACTCAACTTAAGTCAGTCCTGTCAATTCAGGATCTTGGCGTCCATGATCCCGGCATTGCCTGGCAGCGGATGCAGCCCCGCTGGGAGCTTATCGACGAGCTAATCGGCGGCACACTTCAATTACAAGCCGCAGGGCGTCGCTACCTGCCGCAAGAGCCTAAGGAATCAGACGACAGCTACCTTGCACGCTTGCGTCGCAGCGTCTGCCCGCCGTATTACCAGCGCCTAGAGCAAATGCTGGCCGGCATGATCAGCCGCAAGCCCGTGCGCCTTGAGAATGTACCTGATCTTGTGCAAGAGCACATGATGGACGTTGACCTACAGGGCAACGATCTCAACGTCTACCTGCACAGTATTGCCAAGACCTGCATCCGTTATGGACATGTGGGTGTGCTCGTGGACTTTCCTCGTGGGGATGAAGGTGACGACACACCGGTCACTGACTTCAACCGCCCCTACTGGGTGAGCTACAGCCCACGAGACATCCTTGGCTGGCGCACTGATGTAGTGCAAGGTACGCAGAAGCTAACGCAGCTACGCCTGCTGGAGCGTGTCGTCGTGCCCTACGGCGATTACGGCGAGGAAGTCGTCGAACAGGTGCGGGTGCTCACCCCCGGTGGCTTCAAGCTGTTCCGCAAGCAGGCCTCACGCTCCCGCGATTGGGAGCTGGTCAACGAAGGCCAGACCACCCTTGACGAGATCCCCTTTGCGGTGGCTTATG